GTTGATAGCAGTCACCAGTCCCTCGGTCTTACTTTGACTACCAATGCTGCTACCAAAATAATAAGATACGATGCTGGTCCACGCGGTCCCAAGTGAGCCAACCAAAACCAGCATTACGTCCCCACCGACTGATGGCTTCCCATAGTATAACAGGTACCCAAGAACCCCAAAAAAACCAGCTGTTACTAGGTATGCCAGGGCTGCAGGGGTATTGTCTTTTACTGATTCTTCACGTTTTCTGGCGCTATCCTTGTCTGATGCCTGCAGTTGTTCTTCCTGAATTCCAAGCTCCGCCATGGTCTTCTGAAGGTCTATCTCCGCCACCTTTATTTGCGCGAGAGCAGCCGGATCTGCGGCGAGCACGGTCTTCTCAAGATCCGCCTGGCTCGTGGTAGACGACAGTCCCAGAGCCTTCGTCAGCGCAGACACAGCCATGCCAGCGAGAGGTCCGCCTAATGCGGTCGCTACGGTCGGGGCAACGGTTCCAACAATGTGCTTAAAGTCATCAGAGAATGTGCTCATGATTTGAGTTCCGTGAGTTCCGTCGGCGTCAGCTGCGCCTCAACCGCGGTCTTGATGACGCGACTGAGCCAGCCCTTTCCGTCGATCTTGAAATTTTCCATTTGGGTGTAACCGTAAGCGCATTGCGTCAAAAAATCGGTAAGCGCTTCTCGCGGAGGCTTGGCGGTTGCCTGCCCGATGGTGATCTGCCCAATGATGCCGTCAACCGTTCCAGAGCGAAGGCTGCGCTGCAGTGCCTTTGCGGCACCCTCGACTCCCAGGTTAACGCCCTCCTTGAAGAGCGCTATGGCGAGGGAGTCGGGGAAGTTCGAGCACCGGAGCTTGCTCCAGTAGTCGGTCCAGTAGATCGCTTTCGCCTTGGCGAGGCTGAGACCGGCGATGTCGACCGTCGGGTACGCGGCGGCGCTGATGCCGTACATGGTGCCGCGCATCTCGCCGACTTCGCATTTGCCTCCGGTCCAGTTCCCCGGATCTTTTTCGTCTGAGCTGTAATTCCCTTCCAGCCCGACAAGTTGAGTGAAAGCAACGTCAAAGGCTGACATTACTTCCACCAACCATTACGTTTGCCGTAATAGACGAATGACGCGACGCCCGCGCATATCGCAACCACGCTCGCACCCATCCGTAGGATTGTTTCAAATACGGAGATGTAAGCCACCGTTGCGCCTCCTGCGGATACTATAAAACCAGCGAGCGCACCGCGCGCGTGGGCTGTTGAATCATGCACTTTTTATTTCCTCCAAGACGTGGACTACTCCAGCCTTAGCGGATGCCGTGAATGCCTCCACCTTTGCTTCCAGCGACTTAATCTTATCCTCGACATCCGCCTTGGCTTTGGCGGCCTCGTTGTCGACTTGAGCCGCTTTCGCGCGCAGCTGCGCGTCAATTGCCTGTAAAACTGGAAGGGCGAATTTTACAGGAAGCTCTTGCAGGCCTTTCTCGATTACCTGCAGATGCTCGTCCGACAGTGTGATTACATTTGACATGGTATTTCCTTAATAGAATTGCAATGTTCTTACTGCCGCCGCAGTCCATACTCGACTTGAACCTGTACCCCAAGACCAAGTTCCAGATCCGTAGGTAGCAGAAGCCGATGTATAATTCCTAATTGTCCCAGTGGAGTCTTGCACGTACAGCCCAGTAAATAGAGATGTTTGGCTTGCTGGAACGGTGGCACTGTCAATAACAAAATCTACCGTAGATCCTGTTTCAGCAACGGTTATGGTATTTGATCCTAGAGGAGTAGCTATTGGTGACGGAGAAACAGATCCAAGACTACCGCTAACATATCCATAAGTTGATCCGCTAGAAAAAGTAACGCTAACGTTATATGTTATTACTCCACCACCCGCCAACAGTATCTGCTGAACACCCACTAGCTTAACCCTGATCCGCTGATGATCCATGCGGCAGTGCTCACGCGGTACAAAGTTGCCATTCCTACGGTACCAAGAGTTCTGCTTCCGGTGGCTCCGTTAGCAGCCCAGTAAATCGTATCAGATGCTGAAATAGTAGTGGTTACGCCAGCACCATTTATAACCGTAATAAGAGTTCCGACTGGATAAGGAACACTTGAATTTGCGGGAAAGGTGATCGTATGCCCCGTGCTGTTTTGGAATAAGCCCTTATTAGCATCAGAAATCACGGTAGTGTAGTTAGCGGCGGCAAGTGCGTTTTGCGGCAAGCCAGCATACACCGGAGACATACCGACACCATTGCTGATGTTGAGGTTTCCAGAGGTGTCAAAGTACCCGCGCGTGACGCCTGAAACGCCAAACAACAATGGGTACCCGCCGGAAGTGTAAATACCTGCAGATACACCAGATGGGCCGCCCACAAGGGCGGTTCCCGTGAATCCACTAGATGTGGTGAAATACGAGATATACGCACCGGCATCATTTATCTGCCGAGTCTCTACCGTATTAGCGGTTCCAGCGGCGGTATTGGAGAAAGAATTCACTGCGCTGCCAGTGAAAGCGGTAGATGCGACTATTGCCGCAGATACGGCACTCGTGACCGTAAGCGGAGTCGTACCAGGAGCCGCAGAAATATTGAGCGACCCGTAGTAATTTTGAATCCCGTTGCCTAGCGCGCGCATTGGTTACACGAACTGCGTGACGGACATAGAGACATCGAACGCTGAAGCGGTTTGCGGAAGCACCTGAACGAACCACCCAGCGGCGAGAACAAGCCGAGTATTCGCGAGTACGTCAAGCGTATCGAACGCGGCCACGGGGGCCTGGTACGCCAGGTTATATGTCAGCGTTCCGTTCGTTACCGCGACGTTAATGGTCGCTGTGCTGCCGGTCTTATTGGCGCAAAAAAGCTGGGTTATTACCGCCCCAGTAGATGCGGGGACGGTGTACGCGCCAATGGTCGTCACGCTTGCTGGTACGCTTGCGCTACCGAGTACGCCGATAATTGTTGCTGTCTGCACTTAAGGAACCTCTCCGGTGGTCGGAATGACGGGCTGACCGGGAATGAATGGGATGACGCCGGTTGATGGGAGCTGCGCGGACTGCAGCCCGTCGTCAGGAAATTGAGACGGCGGCCAATTAGAGTCTCCAGGCGCCACCGTGGTATAGCCAGGGATAATTGGCAGCTTCGTGTCGGGACGCGGAAACTCCAGCGAGATATCCTCGGTCTCGCGCGGCGGCAGCCGCCACGGGTCGAACATATCGGCGCACCCGTCGCCGCCGGACCACGTACCTTTCCCGGTCATGTGACCCGGGGTTCCGCAGACCATGAGTCCGGGGCTGTTCGGATCCGGGTGAAGCTCCACGAGCGGGAACTTCAGCGAGCACCGGCCACATATGCCGATGGCTACGTTGGAGTTTCCACGGGTATCGAGGTACAGGCTCATGCTGGTTCCATGCGAGTTTTTCTAGGAACCATAGGTGCCTTCCTGCGATTCTTTGTTCGTATGCGATGACAATTTGAACAAACTACATCGCATTTTGCTATTTCTGCGACGATATCATCATAAGATATTGCCGCCCCTGCGGCGGTACATATATTGAACTTCTTTTCCCCTCTGACATGATCGAAGTCCATGCACTCTGTGGGAAATGTAGTTGTGCAATCCATGCAAGGTACTTGCTTAAAAGCGATAATGAATTCCCGCTTTCTTACCCTGTGTCTAACGGCATATTCTGTTCTAGTGAGAGCCCTGAGTTCATCAGGAGATTTCCCCAGCACATGGTCGGTGTTGTGTTTAAAGCAATAACCATTTACTTTTGATTTGGTGCGGCATCCGTGTTCCGCACACAATCTTATGTGGCGGACACCCTTGGTGCGAGACACAAACTCCTTCGTCATGTCTCGACCAGCTAAAAACCTCTTCACATGGGTATCGCAGTAACCGCGCGCCTTGTGTCTCTTACCGCATTTTTCTATTGAACATAGTCTCATAGCTATGCAGTATACACCCCGACGCCAACATTAAAGACAATAGGGCTCTTATCACGCTCCTCGGTCCAGGCTCGCTTCCAGTGAGCATCCGCCTTCGCCTGGATCTGCCCGCTGACGTCGGGGTCGACCTCGGGGGTGCAGAACGCCAGCTCGGAGGCGACGCGGTAGAAGAAGGCGAGGTACCAGCGCCCGGGAAGTTCGATGGCGTTCTGCAGGCTGCCGACATCGCATATCATCCGGTTGCGCCAGACGACCATGAAGTTCTGAGCCGCGGTGGCGTCCGGTGCGGGCCACAGGTCCATCTGGACGTCGAGCTGCCGATCTACCCAGTACTGCAGCGGTCGACCCGGGAACGTCTTGTTGGTCATGTTCCAGTAGTCGTCCTTATTCATGCGGTACATGAGGACGTCAGCAGGAGTATTGTACACCTGTCCGCTCAAGGTAAGCGGGAGTGTGTTCGGCACGGTGATCGGGACGCCGTTCTGGCTGGTCGCCGGGATGATGCGCCAGTACTGGTACAGCGCGGCGTTGTCGATGTCTTGGACCGAGTACCCGACCAGACCGTTGTGGGTGACGTTCGAGGCTACGGCGGTGGTCCAGTTGACGTTGTCTGGGCTGTACTGGTACAGCACCGGGAAGCTGGCGGAGGGCCACAGCAGGTTGATCGTGGTGACCTGGGTGGGCTGCGTGAAGCTCCATTGGTAGTACGCGGTCGACTGCGTGATCGTCGCCGCGCTGGTCTGGTTCGCCATGGTCCGGTAGAACGCCCGGTTGATGTCGTTCGTGGCAGGCGGCATCACGTACTGCTGCTGCCCCTGGTACAGCGGCATGACGTGCTTGCGGATAGTCCAAAGAGGGGCGCTGTCATTCAGCATATCGAGCTGCACGACGTTCATAATGTCCAGGCCGATCTGGAGCATTTCACCGCTGATCTGCTGCGGACGCAGCTTGAGCGCACCGTACGCGCGGTCTAACAGCGTCCGGTTGTCGATCTGGATGTTATTGAAGGTCCCGGTCTGAAGGAGCGGGTTCTGCGTGCCCTGATTAGAATACGCCAAGGGGCTACTCCCGGGCGTTAGCCCTTACCGTGGTGCACGTAATGCACGAAGGTGTGCTTCACGCCGCCGCCGTGGCTCATCGCAGGGGCTCCAGGGCCTGGAGGTGGCGACATAGCTCCTAAGGCATTACCCGGAGGCGAACCCATACCAGGGGCCATCCCAGGAGGCGACGGGCCTACACCGGGACCCATCGGCTGGTGCGGCGCCTGGCCCATGGTAGATCCAAGGATCGCGGCTAGCGCGCCAGCGCCCGGCGACTTCGCCTTGTTCTTGGCGTGGATAGCGGCGTTCTTCTTCGCTGACGTGCCACGGCTCAGGCCGCCCATCGCCATGTGCGCCTCGTGCTTCGCGGTGCCGTTCCGGCGGTGCGTTCCCTGCGCCTTCTCGGTGCTCTTGCCCTCGGCCTTGCCACTGGGGCGCTCACCCTTGGTCGCCATGTGGTCACGCTTCGGCGTACCCGCGGCTTTCTCGTACTTCGCGTCGCCGCCGGGCTTCTGCGTACTGCCGCCGGTCTTTACCTTGCCGCCGTGCGCGTAGTGCCCTAGGTTCTTGATGCGGCCACCCTTCTTATAGGCCATGCCGTCGCCCTTGAGCTGCTTGTCCGGTGCGCTGACTTCGTGACTCTCGGAGCGCTCGAAGCGGTCCTCGGTCTTGATCTGGCCGCCCGTCGCCTTCTTGTGGACCTTTCCGCCCTTCTTGAAGTCGGACCAGCCGCTCATGCGCTCGACGTCGCCGGTCTGCTTCGTCGCAGGTTCCCGGTTCTCGTTATCGGCGGCGAATTTATTGCTCGCGAGCTTCGGGTCGCTCTTCGCGCTCTGCTTCGGAGCGGTGCGCTTCGAGCTGCCCGGGCTGACGGCGTCGTCCTTGTTCCAGCTGGACTTCTTGCCCATGGGAACCGGCGCGTCCGCGATGTCTGCGGAGATGCTGCCGCCTTTGGCGCGGCGCTCCATGTGCTTCGCATGGATGCTGGCGTTGCGTTCCATCTTCCCGCCCTTCTTGAAGGCTGGCGCCTGCACGCCGCTGGTCTTCTCGGAGGTGGTCTTCGGCGGCGAGCTGTCGTTGCGCTTCACATAGGAAAGGTTCGACGCGCCCGCGCCCGTGTGCGGCTTCGCGTCCGCTTTCTTGGTGTGGCCCGGGAACTTGGTCTGCGGACCCTGCACCTCGCCGCCCTTGCGGTACGGTTGCGGGGTCGTGGAGCCGCCCCTGGCGTAAGCCTGCGGGGTGCTGGCCTTGATGTGGCCGCCCTTGGCTTTCCCGGGGACGCTGCAGGATCCATTCTTGTGGAACCCGAAGTCCGACGGGAAAGAGAAGTTTTTGACGTAGGTGACCGCCATAAATTATCCGCCTTGTGTGCTGTCAGTCTGCCAGCACTGGATGCTGACGGAGCCTGACGCGTACACGCTCACACTGAGACGAACCGCGGTGCAGAAGCCCGTGATTACGCCGTTCGTGAAGCCTGCCGCTGTGCCGTTGAGTGTGCCGGTGAATTGACCGGTTGGGGGCGTGTACCAGTTCCCAGAAGCCGCGACGTACCCTGGCGCGTATACGTCGTCCTGGGTGATCTGTACCTGGTAGGTGTTCGCACCCGTAGAGTTGACGCTGACGCCGATGTTGGTCGGATTTGAGCGCGTGTCTGTAGGGATCGGCGCGCTATTCGCTACCGCCGATACTACGACTGGGGTAAGGTTGAGTTTCATGACTCAGCCTTACGCGTTCACCACACCAAAGATGCCGCGAGCATCGATATTAGTGGATACCTTGGCCTGGTGGATCGGGGTCGTGTTGAGCACCACGAGACGGGCCGCGCCGGTTGCCGTGACCGCGATGGTGCCGCGTACGTCGCCCGTGGTTGCCGTAGCGACCGGGGTCTGGTCAGCGGTGACCACGTTGGAGACCGCCACAGCGGTACCAGCCAGGTAGGGTTGCACGTACTCGGCGATGTCGGTGCGAACCGGAAGACCGAAGAGTCCGCCGGTACCGACAGACAGAGTGCCGGTCAGGGTGGCGCCGGTATTCAGCTGCACGCTTGAGATGTAACCGAAGGCTTTGGTTCCGGTAGCGACACCGGTTCCGACGATGGTGATCGTCTGAGACATCGGCTGCTCGTAGATGTCGTACCCACGAACCGTGACAGTTCCCGTGGACGCACCAGAAGCAGTGACAGTCACATTGCGTGCGGTCATCTGCGCGGGGTCGTACACACGGATCGCGCCAGCTTTGACAACCGGCTTGACGGCGACGCCGTACTCCTGGTCAGAGGTACCAACCGGAAGACCGGTGCCCGCGAACAGAGCCGGGTTCGAGATGAGGACGGTGCCGGTGGCCTGCACAGCGTAGCCAGGAGCGGCGTACCGGTCCGTGGCGAGCACGATAGTAGACAGCGGCAGGGTGCCTGCGGCGTTACCGGCGGATGCCACCAGGATGCGCTGACCCGGGTAGAAGAAGCGAGAGGCGTACGTCGCCGTGCTGGTGTACCCAGTCGGGCTCGGGCCAGTGATCGTGAGGATGTTCGCGGTGGCGGCTGCCGTAGTCGTGGTGACAATGGCGAAGCCGAAGTCGAGCGCAATCACGGGGACCGTGGTCGCACCAGGCTGAATCGCGGTACCCTGAGGAACCAGCGGGATATTGATCGCAATGCCGGTAGCGGGAGCTGACGCGAGAGTGAAGAATCCGCCAACAGTCGGCGTCTGAGCGGCGGCGATTACCGCGGCACTATTGGCCTGCGGAACGGCGGAGATACCCTCAACCTGGATCGGGTTGTGGAGCGCGAGAACACCGCCCTGGGAGCCTTCTCCTGCGGCAGTGACCTGAGATACGTAGCGAGAATCGAGCAGCGCGTTCGTCTGGTAGTCGACGTTAGGGCCAGAATCCGTGTCGCTGATTTGCTGTGGGTTGTCGTTCCCGTAAAGGATGACGGGACCGGTGAGAGATGTACGCATTGAAGAAGGCTCCTAGACTCGTGCTTCGGGCGCCTTCCGGGGTCGTGCCTCAGCTGTCTGTAGGGTTTAAATATCCGATGGCGCTGCGTAGCAACATCGGGTCGTGATTGAAACAGCCTATGCCGCGATTACACGCCTGGCACAGGAGGCCGCGCACTTTTAGGGTGTCGTGGCAGTGATCGACGGCGAGCTTCAATAGCTTACCATTGATCGTTTTGTTTTCTGGCTTGTGGCAAATAGCACAGACGCCGTTCTGCTTGACAAGTTGCTCTGCGTACCACTCGCTATCGACACCGTAATAGTATCGTAACCGCCGGTCGCGCATTACTTCTTTAGGAACCAGGGCCATCCGCACTCGGGCCGTCTCCAACCCTTCGGGATGATCCCGGTACCACTTGTTCATGTAGTGTTTATGGCACAGGCCCTTCGCTTGATGCTTAAGACCGCAGCCGTCTACCGTACATGTTTTCATCTAAATCTCTCCTGGTTGTTACGCCAGGAGAGATTACATCACTTGCAGGAATTTTGCAACGTGATTCTTACGTTACCGGAGACTTTACCAGTCCCCGTTTACCTCACAGCCCGGGCGTCCCAAAGAGACAGCGTGGATCAGTAAACCCAACGGCATACCTCTCTGTTGCTTTGTAACGTATTGAATCCGTTTCAAAATCACCCTCCATACTTTTTTGGAGCGACCGACGATTCACCAGCTTCAAGCCCTCGGGGGCATCCGTCTGGACGAACCAGGCGGTGTTCGAGGTGAGGCGGGAGAGGTTCGCTTGACCACCGGACAACAGACCCATCGACTTGATCGGGTTGATGTCGTTGTTCGTGGTGCCGGTGCGGAGGACCGACTTCAGCAGGACTTCGGCCTGGAACACGTTGCTCGGTGCGACCACCAGCTTCTTCGGTTCGAGGCGGATCTTCTTGCCGTTGTTGTCGACTGCGCCGCGGATCTGGATGAGGATCTGTTCCAGCGACGTCTGAGACAGCGCAGCCGCCGTGCCCAGGATGTTGCTGAAGCTGCCCGCGTTCTGGATCGGGTGAGCCGCGTTGACGAGGGAGACACCGTCGCCGCCGACAAACGAGCTGTTGAAGGCCCGGTTGATGACGTTGGCGCAGAGGGTTTCCTTGGTCTCGATCAGCGACTGCGCCAGGTGGCGGCTGTACGTCTGACCGATGCGGATATGGTCACCGTCTTCCACGAGTACCTTGGTCAGCGCGAACGCGAGACCGTACACCTGGTAGAAGTACCGGTAGACGAAGAGCTGACCACCAGCCTGGTACGTGACCGGCTGACCGTCAGGGAGCAGGGGCGCGGCGCTGAAGCCGAAAAGCACGGGCTCTTCATGGTAGGAACGGGGGATACCGGTGATCTGCTTGAAGACCTGGTTCCACTCGTCGGCACGTTGTTCGTACACACCGTCGAACTCTTCGTTGAGGATCGGCTCAACGATGTTTCGGAAGTCTGTACTGCGCATTGGGACTGCCATTTACAGTACTCCTTTAGACAGAAACGAACGGAGCAGCAGTCTGGGTATTCGCGATGCGAACTTGCAGCTGCAGGTACGTGTCGCCTGCGGTTTGGTTGAGGATGGTGGGATCGGTCTTCGTGATCGACAGCTGCCCTTGCACGGTCGTGGCGACCAGCGTGGACAAGCCAAGCGTACACTGAGACAGTCCGACGGTGGCGGAGCCAGCGGCGAAGTTCGTGATGTTGGCTTCGCGGCCATCGAAGCGGACAAAGCCGTCGGCGAGGGTCGTGGTGACACCCGAAGACGTTCCGTCAGTTTGAATGGTGTACTCGATCAGCGGGTCTTGCCAGATGAACACGGTGACCGCGGTACCGGCGAAGCAAACCTGCGACGCGGGCCAGAAGTTGGACTCTTGCGGAGTATTGAGGGCGTCGAAGTACTCGACACCAGCGAACACGCCGTAGATCTTGTCCGTGGTGGCGGTGCAAGGGGCGAGATAAGACTGACCGGCTGGGATCGTGACACCGTTAACGGCGGCACCGGTACCAATGAGCACCTTCACGGGTTGACCCTTGAAGATGTTGACGTTGGTGCCCGGCATCAGAATGCCCGTATGGGCAATGCTGCGGATCTCGCCAGTCGGGTGGTACGCGGGTACCAGACCGGAGGGAAGCGGGGTAAGAGACATTTGTGTGTCCTATAGAGCTTTGTGTTGCTCCATCAGGACCCGGAACTCAACTGGGGGCTTACGCCGCGCCGTCGGTGAAATCTGGGACTTGGATGGAGGCCATTGTTTCGAGGTTCTCGATGCCGTCCCCTAGTTCCACAACTTTGCCGGTTCGCCTCTGCAGATGCTCTTTCGCTTGCTGAGCCGCGTCGGTCAGCTTTTCGTCTTCGCGAGCAGGGGCGTAGTGGTGGTTCTCTTGCATGTACTCGTTGTACACGTCGAGCGGTATCTTGAAAGCTACCATCTCGTTGACGTGAATGAGTCCATCAACAGCTCCACCCTGTCCAACGGCGAACTCTCCGAACCCTACCATCTCTTCCGGCTTGATCGGCACGTAGCCAATCCGGCGGCGGAAAGCGAGAGAGTCCTTCGAGTTGGTCGATGTCAACCAACATACATGGTACCCAGGGATGGGCGGAATGTCCGGCAGCGCGGCCTGTGCGTGCGCCATTCGGAACAGTTCCATTCGATCTGCGTCCGTAGAGTTTCGATTCTCGGTGACTGCCCGGTTCTGGGCCATCCGTGAGTCTCGACGGTTAACGGTCTGCTTACTTTGTCGTGCGTTTGCCATGGCAATCCTTTAGGTTAGCCGTTGCGATTTCGATTCTTGACGCCGTCGATGTAGCGCTGGGCTACACGTTGACGTACTTTGGGGTCATCCCACTTACCGGCTTCCTTCATCGCGTCGACCATCTCCTTGGGGAGTACGATCTGCGAGGGGTTGCGGTTGCCGTTGCCGGATGACCTGTTGGTGCCGCCGGTTGGCGGACCCTTGCGACGCTGCGTCGGGGCCTGGACATCGTCCTGGTCGTCGTCGTCTTGCGCGTCACTCACGGCTTGCTGCCGCGAGAACTTGTGAGGGAGTCGTTCTCTGATCTTGCGGTCGAGCGTCTCCCAATAAGCGGGGTCGTTCGGATCCATCTGCTTGCTGAGCGACTTGTCTATCGCCTCCACAACCAGAGAGTCTTCGTCTCCCTTCGCTGGATTGTACCATGGCTTGTCCTTCAGGAAGTTGATCGCCAGGTCCTTGTAGCTGACCTCGGCAGGCGGAGCGGGCTTATTAGCCTGCTGGATGATGGCTTGTTTCTCGTTGTGGATCTGCCACGCTCGCTGCTTCGCCTCGTCGCGGAGTCTCGCGGCCTGGCGTGCGTCGTCGCCGTTCTTCGCGGTGATTGCCAGCCCGAAAATCTTGTCGAACTGCTCATACTCCTGATTGGCCGTCGCCAGGCGCGCATCAAGATCTGTGACCTTGTTCACAACTAGGGTTTGTTCGATCTCCTTGAAGCGGGCGTCTTGCTTGGCGACCGTGTTGCGGAGGATGGCAAGCTCTTGCTTGTCGCGCTCTTTCGCTTGGCGGGCGCGCTCGCGGCGCTCTTTCGCAGACTCTCGCCGACGGGATCGGTCATCGTGGCTCTCATCATCATCGCCCTCTCCCTCGTCAGAGGTGGCAAGGCGCTCGTCTTGGGCTTCGACGACGATTGGTCCATCTTCGGGCTCCGCTTGAACTTGCTGGGATGCGTCGGTGTCGTCATTCGGATCATCGACGTGGTTGTTCACGTCCTGGTCTTGATCTGCGTCGTCTTCGTGGCCTAGTCGAGCCATAATATTCTCCGTTGCGGTTGGCTGGCCTGGTGGTCAGCAGTGCGCCCAGGTGAGGGCGGCATGATGGAATGCAGGGCCTCTCACCCGCTCGCGGATCCACACCGTGTGTCGCGCCACTTAAGGCCGAATCGATTGGCGGATCGCGACAGAGTTGAACTGCCCGCTACTGGATTTGGAATCCATCTGCCGCCACCTGGCGACCCGTAATTAATGCCGGGGTTTCACCGGACTATGGTTGAGCTTTACCGCGCCCTAGGACTGCCAGGCGCCACTGCTAGCGTCTTTTAAACCCTTGCCGGAAGGGTAGCCGTATTTGGTGGACCCTATCGCGGCCCTGGCGTCCGACTTTGATCGGATGGCGCAGTGCGTATGACACTGCAGCCAGTTTCTTTGAACCTAGACCACACCTGACGCAATGATCGGTGCAGTTATAGTGGGGTTACGATCCCCAATCGGTATCTGGTTGCGGAGACTAGGACTCGAACCTAGGACATCGGCGTTATGAGCGCCGCGTTCTGCCACTGAACTATCCCGCAGAAACTGTACTAAATCATCAGAAACTGTACAGGCCCTTCCCCTATCCGCCGGTTGTAGCCGGGTGGCGCTAGCCTTAGCGGTTTATCGGTCCGCTGCTCTGCGTGTGAGACGTCATTCTAACACGACTCAACCGCGCTTGGTAACCCTCGCGCCACGGTGCCAGCCAGACTCCTCACGCAGCGCCCCCGGGTAGCCTGCCTTCTTGGCGGCGTCCTCGGTAAGGTCGCGGCGCGGCTGCTGCTTCTTCTCGCTACCCCAGCGTGTCGGGGATACCTTCGGTGTTTCGTTCATAGACGTGTCCCGTGCAGCTCGTCAGCGATCAGCATCAGCGCGCGGGCCTGCGCATTCTGCAGCTGGAACGATACCTGATGGAACGCGATGCTGTCGGTGACGAAGGCGTACGCTAGGAAGAGGAACGCGGCCACGGTGGCGTACCGTAGAGCACCCTTCACGTACTTCACAGGAACGCCAACTGCGCGAGCGGGTCGCCAGTGATCTTCCCCTTCAGCTGAAGGTCTTCGATCAGTGCGAACTCGGCGAAAATCTTCGTGGTATCACCCTTGGGACCTTTCACCTCACCCACCAGGACGCGCCACCGGTCGCCGCCGTAGATCGGGATGCGGACGTAGTCACCGGGCTCGACCCAGTTACCCTCGGGCCACGGGGTCTGCGTGTCGCGGGTATGGAACGCCAGCGGACCCATGGCGATGATCTTCGCCACCCGAGTGTTGTCGCTCTCGGTCTCGATGGTGTCGCTCGTAAGGATCAGGCCGGACTTGGTCTTCGTAGCCGCCGCCTTGACCTGGATCAGCACCAGGCTGCCAAATGGCGTGACGCCGGGGTCGACGTTAGGGAACGCCTCTTCGAGGGTCTGCGAAAGTATGCCGGGCCGTTTGATGGCTGTGATTGCTGTCAAAATCGTCTCCTGTGGAAAACGTGAAGTAAGTCTCAAAGATCCTTGTCGTCTGCCTCATTGTCGGCTAACGTATTGTCTAGGTGCTTCTGCGCCAGCTCCATTCCCTGGATAACGCCAATGCGGCGGCCAGCCTCGTACGCGGCGTCTACGCCCGCGCTGATGGGTGTCCAGCCTGATAGTTTCGTGGTGACGATGAGTTGCTTCATCGCCTGCGTCAGCTTCTGCTCAATGCCTGTGCTCATAAGGGCATAATATCACGCCAAAGACGCTCTTAAGGAGTTACCAGGGCTGTGGTGTCGAGCACTTACTCACTCCACCGCCCTTGGCCCGCTTCACGGGTCCGCCGCCGCACTCGTTCAGCTTACGCTCCGCCTTCGCGCGGATCTTGGGCTGTTCACTCTTCGGGGCGTTGTGCAGCATGGAGAGCGCCGCACGGGCATGGTTCTTGTCGTTGACCGGGTAGCTGCGCCCAGGACCGGCGAACTCGCTGGACGGGATCTTGGATCGTGCTTTAGCGGTGAGCTTGCTCATGCGTACGCCTCTCGACGTGGTGCCGGGTCTTCTTCGCGCTGACTGCGGTCGGGACCGTACGGGCCAAACCCAACCACGGGCACAACGCGAGCCTTACGGTCCTCGCGCTGCGTCTTGGCGGCGGCGCGCGGCATCATGTCGATGTAGCGCTCATCGGCCATAATTACACCAGGGCCATCCAGCTAGTGCTTTCTTGGAGCGCGTACTTGACGCGGTCGGCTTTCGGTACCGGCTCTGACTTAACGTCGCTGGCGATCTTGTACGCCTTGGCGAGGGCCTGGGCGCGCTGGTTCACGGGTCCGTTTAAGCGGACAATTGTCTGTAGATCGTGCAAGGTGTTCTCCGTTGGTGGACAGTTAGTCTAGCCTACCACGGTTGCGGTGTCGAGGGCTTCCCAAAGCCTTCGGACTTCGCCATCGCGTCGGCGTCGTTCGGCGCGGTGCCGGTGCGACGGTACTCCTGGCGCGGGCCGATCTGCTTGCTGTCGGTGCCCTCGCCCTTGCCTTTGTTGGGGTTGTTTTCTTTGTCGGCTGAATTAGCCATATTGATTCCTTTGTATCACATTAGAGACCTTATCGCGGTAAATGTTAATTATACGCTACCCTTCGGTGGGTTTCTTCCCGACCGCGGTCCCGTCCTTAATCTGGGACTTGTGCCCCGCAGCAAGTTCAGCACCAGCAATTGTTTCCGCTGTATTATTGTCATCCGCAGTGACCGTGAGCTTCGTCGCGTTCTGCGCCTGGACGACATTCTGCTTCGTGGTATCCCCCATACCCTGCTTCTGCAGCTGGGTCTGGTTGGTGCCGTCCGCCAGCGTCTTGTCGAGAGCCTGCTGAGCCTGGTCGGTCGCGGCCTGCTGCGCGTTCTTCTGCGCTTCGAGTTGCCGGTCGGCGGCGTCGCTTTGGCCTTGCTGCTGAAGCTGCTGCGCCTTGAGCTGCTGCTCGGCTTTCTGGGAGGCGGCGTCGGCTTGGACCTTCTGCTGCGCGACCACGCTCGGGTCAATCGGGGGCGGCTGCTGGAACTTCTGCAGCATGGCTTGCGCCTTGGCGATGACCGGCGGCAGGCCACCAAAGAACTGCTGAGCCTGCGCGTGTACGACGTTCGTGGCGGCGGCTAGCATCCCGTCGAACTTCGTCTGCACCTCGGCGTCCTTGATCGTCATGAACTCGCTGACGTCCTTACCGGCTGCTGCGCTCGCAACCTCGTGGATCTTGGTGCCGTACCAGAACAGCATGTGCTCCTTGACGTTCTGCAGGATCGGTCCAATCGCGGTGCCAGCCATGAGCGGGTTCGCGCCGAACAGAGGATCCTCCAGGAAACCAAGGTGGCTCTGGATGTGAGCCAGGTGGTCCTGGTCGGGGAACGCCACGATGGGCTGACCCAGGCTGGCTGCGATGTTCTCGTTGACCGCGTTCAGCGGCTTCGGTTCGGGCTTCGGCAGCAGGTACTGCTCGGGGTTCGTGATCTTCATCATCTTCAGGATGGTGTTCTCAACCTTGCGCTGGTCGTATAGCCACGGGAACAACTGCGCACGCTGAGCAATCGTCTGCACCTGGCTGATACGCTGCAGCTCGCTGAATATCTCAGGGTCGCTGACAGGGATCACGTCGTCAGGTGCGTCGAAGTCCGCCTTGAAGGTCATCGCCTCGCCGGTCTGCTTCACCACGTCCTCGTCTTCGAGGTACGTCGCATCCAGCCGGTGCAGGACTTTCAACAGCTTGCCCATGCTGTTGTGGAGTCGGCTATGGATAGCCGAGAAGACGACCATTTGCTGTTCAATGCGGGCCATGATCGTGCCAACCGGTACGTTGGCGTTGTCGTTCGCCTCGTCCAGTGTGGTCTTGACTACTTCCTTGCCTGACTGCACCAGGAACTCAAGCAGCTGGAACAGCACCGCGCTCGTCGGGTTGACGGGCGTCGGCATGAAGGTCTTGCGGATATCATCCTGCATGATCCCGCCGTCTATCTCATTCGTTTGCCCCGCTTCGACGCGGACGCTTTGGCCGCCCACAGGACCGGATTTGAGACGCACGCCACCAGGGAAGTTGTTGATGAGCGCCGAATCCAGTAGCGCGCGGAGTGACCCGGTAGCAGCTGCAGCAATGCCGCCCAGCACTTGGGGTGCACCGATTGGCATCGCCCCGCGCCACGGTAGGAACGGCCACTCAACGATATGGACCAGAGCGTCCATGTTCTCGTCGTCTTCGTCCCAGTTGCGGTAGATAGACAGGACATCACGGGTCTCCTTGTCGACTGATATAAGGTACGGCGCCGGGCCTTCGTCGTCAGCATCCTCATCCAGACTGTCAACGCCGCGGGCGTCGTCGGTGAGAACGTACTGCACCGCGAACTCGATCACGACCCGCTGACCGTCCTCGTTGTAGTTGGTCTGGCTCTTGCCCTCGATCTTGTTGTTCGCCTTCTCGGCGCGGGTCTCATCCGGCTGCGTCACGATGGCGATGGTGTCGACGTCGCGGTAGATTCCCTTGCGGACGCGGTCCTGGAACGTGTACTCGTCCAACTTCTGGATGTGGGCCTTGCGCGGCGAGCTGTAGAAGTCCGTGGCCGCGAACGGCAGCACGATCTCATCAACCCACACCGGCTCGTGGACAGGCGTCTTGCGCTTGACATCCCACCACATCTTGGAGTACTGCACCCCGCCCATCGGCACCTGGGTCAGGATCTGCTCAAGCTCGTACCGCATGCTCGGCATCTGCTCGGTCATCTGCCAGTTCATGTACCGGACCTTTCGCTTCGCCTTCTCTTCCTTCTTGGTGTCAGGCTCGCCGATGATCTTGTCTTTTACCGGTCCACCTGCAGGCCACAGCTCCTTAATCGCGCGAGCGCTGAAGTCAATCGCAACCTCGGCGACCAGCGGATGAACGACCTTACTGGCGCCGTCGAATGTCGCACCGCCAGGCGCGTCATTAGCGAATCCCGTACGCTTAAGACCTTCCTCGTACTGCTTGTCGCGTCCCTCACGGGCCTGAACGTCTTTGTCGAACAGGTCGAGCAGCTTGACCGCGATCCCTCGCAGCTCGTCGGCTGGCATATCTTCGGCGAGGTTGACATAGAACTCCTTGGCCTTAGCGACTTCGCGATTGTCGTGCAGTTCGATAACTGCAGAGCCGTCAGGAAGCTCATGTGTATCCGAGTCATCTGGTGTTTTCCCCTGAGATCTTTCTGCCGCATCGGTTGCTATGTCTGTTGCCGGATCAAGCTCTGGCTCATCCACATCGAAAGACTGCAGGATAGTGGACTCTGTACTCATGCCGCACGAGCCAAGTAAGCTTGAGAAACAACCTTTAACACTTCTTCACCCCAGTTACTTAAAGCGGTATTAATTGCGCGAATAACAACCCTGCAATTATCTTTCGTATAGTCACCACCAGCCTTGACTCTGTCTACTGATGCTCCAAATGGACTTGAGACATCCTTACTGAAAGGCAGATTAGTCAACTCACACCTTCCGATCTCAAGCTTCTTGGTTATCCAGGCGTCATCAGGCACCTTGCCCTGGCTGCGCTCGGCGGCGTCCGTGGCGATGTCCGTGTTCGGGTCGTCCTCGGGGTCTTCCATGTCGAACGACTGCAGTATAGAACTCTCGCTACCCATTACGCGGTCCTTTTTTCAGTGTGGAACAGGAAGTGGGGTGACATTCTCGGTCTGTACCTGAAACGCCATTTCCTGTCGCCAACTAGCAATATGAGAACGAACCCGCCAGCCACCAGCGTGATGTTGAGGCCGCTCTTTATTGGGTAGCCTTCCGGCCTTAAGTGGATCATGGTTTAGCTTGCGTAAGGGTTGGTTATTATACGGCCATCGGCCTGGTGATCTTCTTTGATCGTACCGGCCTTCTTCTTGGCGTTCTTCTGGTCGAGGTGGTGCAGCCAGTACCAGTCTATGACGTTGATCCCCTGGGTGGCGCTGTCGTACAAGTCGTCGTGTACCACGCTACCCTCGCCGCTGTAGCTACACACCTGCTCCACCAGCGGCTCAGCCCAGCTCATGAACTTGGGTTGACCCTCCTTGGTGAGCGTCGGGCTGTCAGGCACCCAGATGATGCCGTCCTTGAATATCGGGCTCACGAAGTGACCGCGCTGCAATTTGTCGTCTGTGGGGTTGAATTGGACCGTAGAGATGTCGCTCTTAGCCAACATCTGCCTAAGGCTCTTACCGGATGCCTTGCCCTCGATAACGATCAGGTCTACCGGACGACCACCTAGCTTGGGCGCCATCTGCTTACGGTAGGCCTTGGGGATGGTCCCGGGAAGGATGATGGGGCGCTGGCTCAGGTTGCTGCCGTAGCGCACCCGCTCCGGGTTGCTCTCTGCCTTGACGCGGTCCACTAGATCGGGGAAGCTCAGTCGCTCCGCCCAGCTGTCAAGGAGCATTATACCAGGCTTGCCGCTGGGTAGCTTGAAGCACCCCCAGACGGAGCACGCCGTTGGGTCAGTCACCTGGGTCTTCTTGTCGTGATCCTCCTCGCTCAGCGCCGTATCCAGGCTCATCACGATGAAGTGGAACTCGGGCAGCGGTCGGTCCGCGGGCCAGTGCTTGATCCAGCTACGGCTGATGATCCCGCCATCCTCGGCGTCGATCAGCTCCGCGTACACCTCCTGCCGTCCGATCTTGGTGCCGTCGTACTTCAGGATGCGGCGGCTAAACTCGGGGCTCAAGTTGGCTGAGTTGACGTGCGTGGACGCCTTCGTCATCACGCTGTCCTCGTCCGCCACCAGCCGCTTCACCAGCGGGCGCGGCTTCGGCGTGGTCGTCACCAGGATGCGGGTGTCCTGCCCCAGGCGGACGGACATCACCATGGTGTCCCAGACTTCCTCGGGGTCAGCCTTGCCGCCCTCACCCCAGGCCGCTACCTCGTCGCAGTTATGGACTAGGATGCCGTTGGCGAAGAACTCAGGCGACCCCTGCACCTTCAGGTTGTAGACGGCGTGCTTTCCTGGCAGCGGACGAACATGCAGCACGGCGCTCAGGGTCGCGGTTGCGGCGGCGCTCCATGCATTTGAGGCTGCAGGTAAGGCGAGGTTTTCCATTTGATCTTGATTGAAACACTGCACCACACTCGACACACTCGCACTCGATGTATGTAGCGGCAGCCCATTGCTCTTTGGCTGCACGGCGTACGGCTTCTTTTTGGTGCTCGCCATTAATTCTGCCAGCAGTATGAATACGGTTGTGCTCGGCCCTTGACATAGATTCGAGATTAGACGGGACGTTATTGCTTTTGTCTTCGTCGCGATGGTGGACAATGAAGCCATCAGGGACCGGACTAATCTCCCGCTCATGCATCGTAATGTGAAGGTACTCTGTGACCTTGTGACCTTCTGCACGTGGTCCGACTCGGTAGCGTCTGTAATAATATCCGTCTGAACGCCTAAGCCAGCGCTTACCGTAGGCAAGCACATGACGTGATGATGTTGGGTCAGGTTTGACAAGCATATAAATCCTTCCTCTTTCGTCCATATAGGGTGCTCCATTGTACCGTGTATGGAATGACCCGTATCTGTCATTACCTCGATTAGGTCAGCAGCGGGATTTGTCATTCCAGCCCACTCGACCATGCGCGCTCCATCGCGCGTCATCACGTAATCACCAGCCCGCACGCAGTCAAGTCTTTTTGTGGTACCATCACCCATATACACCATGGATGATCCAAGGAGGCACCAGGCTCTGTTCCACTGTGGGCCTCGGGTACGCTGGAACGCCTCAGCGGCTATCCCGCCTATAATGTTCCCGTTCATCATCTCGATGCGCGGCGCCGGGGTCTTGTTGTAGGACTTCAGTAGGCTCGGCGGTATCACGCTCACCAGGCCGCTGTCGCCCTCGAAGCAGACATCGCGCAAGTCACCCTTGGTAGGCGCAACCACCAGGCTGCGGTCAGGCTTCCCGGGGCCGTTAGGCGCAGCCATCGCGGCGGACATACCGGTCCACTCGCTGCCGACGCGCGTCTTACCGCTACCACGACCCGCCAGAATGATCCAGTTGGACCACTGCCCTTCGGGGACTACCTGGAACTCGTGACGGGCGTCTACCCAGCGGCACATCCAAGCCAGCCGCTCGGCGTCCTGGTCGTCAAGCAACGACAGCGCCTGACGTACCTGGTCACGGGTGAATGACTGCCGCAGCCCTACTTCGAGTATCTCGTCAGCGCTTGGCATCCATAGCTGGTCCGCGGCGCTCTGTCAGGCTGAATCTCTCTTGGTAGTACTTGCGGTCGGCGGCGGTGCGCTGGAACGCCAGCAGGGCGGCGTACACCTCGGTCACAAGCGCCAGGTTGTTCGCCAGCGTCTCGTGGCCTGCGGGGTCACTGTCTATGCCGTTCGGTGTCATGCGGATGCACTCCCCGGTCAGGTCTCGGGTCATATCCACGATCTGGTGGCGGAGCGATACCGCATCGAAATGCCGAATCAGCCTGATACACAAACCACGGCTGTCCCTGGCTTGAGCAGCGGCAATGATTGCCTCCTCGAATCGCACATATGCCTGCGCGCACTCACGCTCTGTGTTCACTCGGTGACCTCCGATGTGTCTACGTAGCTGCCACGCTCCCCGATACGCTTCAGGTAATCCGTGCCGTCGTCGACCGCGAAGCTCCACGTCGTTTCGCCGGGTACGTCCACGATCACGTCGCCTTCCCACTTACGCCTCTGCGCGGGCTTCACCTTGCAGTAGTGGACATTGAAGTCGTGCCGGTGCACCGACTCGATCTCTTCGTTGCAGTGCACACACTTGGCGCTGTTCCTGATGATGGTCACGGGTGTGCGCTCCGCTGATGTGAGTTTCTGTCTGCTCATTTGCTGTCTCCATTGCTGTCCCAGGTGGGAGGGTGGTTGTGGCAGCCCCATTCGCACTGCTCGGCGGTCCACCAGTTGTGGATGGCGGACGGGTAGTGCTTGCACCGCCAGAACGCCTGAGGCTGCTCAGGCTCGGCAAACGCCCTGTTTAGGATATCAGAGGCCATCCTTTTCTCACGCTCGCCCCATTGGACGTCTGCGGCGGTCAGGTAGGGTCCGCCAGCGGTGCGGATGGGGACTCCGCCGATACGCGCGTGCGTGGAGGTGGCTGGGGTTGCGTCTTTCGCAGCTACAGCATCACCGATCAGCTTAAACCCACCCCCTGCGGTATCCATAGCGTAAGGGCTGCCATTATGATAATCCTGTAGGGTGCGGTACACAAACCCACCAGGGCCACGCACAGCATCGCAGCCGTACCAGCCGCATTTCTGTGCCCCGGCAGCCGTATTATCAAACCATGCGTGCTTATGCTTACCGACGTCGGGCCCCTGAGTGTGGCGAAGGTCGTTATCCTCTGCGCGGGATCGTAATGGTTCTGGCTTATTACAGCCACAAGACGGGTACTTACCATCTGCGAGCCTGACTACGTTATGCCTCTGGCACTCGCTGGTATTGCAGCGCGGGGTGCGTCTGCCTGTACGCGGCACCATACGGATGGGGGTGCTCTGTATCCTGGATCTGTGGCTTACGCCAGTCGTCGCGCTCGGCTTGCGGCTTGATGGCCTTTGGGGCGTCCTGAGCCTTACGCTGAGCCTTACGCTGGTCGCCGCGCTGAATCGCTATCCAGGTCATGGCGTACCCAATGCTCACTGGGGGCGCAGGGATGTTGCCGTCGACGTACGGCTTCATCCACTTCATCAGCTGATCCAAGATCTCTGTGTCGTTCATACAGCACCAAACAGCAGCCCCAACAGGCCGCACGCGATAACGAGTAGTAGCAGGGCTACGATAGTGGCGAACACTCCAAATGCCACCAGTACCGTGGTCCTTACGGCGTCAACCAGGAACCATCCAAGGCGCTTCATTGGCCGTGACTCCAAATAATGGGAGATCCGTCGCGCATTGTCATTTTGACGTACATGGGCTGGGGTGAGTCGAGATACCACCTGGAGCGCTTCGGCGAACGCTGCGCCACCATAGCGAGTACTGGGGCCGCTGCCGCTCCAACGGTGAGAGCGATGAAGCCAAATATCTGCCGACGGTTCACTTGATAAGCTCCAGCGCACGTTGCGCGATGGCGTCGACTGTGCGGGCGGTTCCACTGATGGAGTACTTGGATTGCTCACGAATATCCTCCAAGGCCTTCTTAGCCTGCTCCAACTGCCACCGTAAATTCTGTTCTGTCGGGTTCTGCATGTCACGCTCCTGGGTTGAGGCTCAATAGTGGCACGTTCGGCGCCTGATTGTCAACCACCGGTTTGACGTACCCTCGCGGCTCGACGTCGATCTTGCTGTGCCCGTAGTACCTGCATCCGTCGATATGAAGTCTAGCACGCATCATCATGCGCTGTGTGTCAATGTCCTTGTAATAGCTAACTTTTTCGATGTTTCGCCAGTACAGATCCGGCTTCGGGTTGCCGCGTCCGATAACCCCACGGATCGTGTCCAGGGCGTTGATGAACTCGCACGCCAGCTTGTGCTCCCACATGGCGGCGTAGTCCCCGTACGCGCCGAATTCGTAGCTCGGGGCTCGCTGGGTGTACAGCAGGGTGACGTACGGTCGCGAGCCGACGCGTGGCAGATCGACCTTACCCGGGATGTTCTGGATCCCCGGGTGGCCGTCGGCGTACTTGCCAGGGTACCCCATCTTTGTGTTGAAGGTGGCCTCGGCAAAGGTGATGACGTCGGCGAGATTCATGGACTGTGCTCGATCTCAACATCTGACCAGGAGCCGCTGTCCAACTGAACCTGCAGCTTGTAGTGATGATCTCCGTCCCACTCGAACCGAGTCGCGGTCGGGACCAGCATTATCTCGTCTTGTTCGGTAATCTCGATCCATCGTATCTTCACTGTATTCCCCTGCACGCCATCGTGTTGATTGTGTCCATTACCGCTTTAATCTCGATCCGATTCATGGTGCGCTCGTGCTTCGGTATCTCCTGCCAGACGCTCTCGGTAGATCCGTGGATGACCTCCTTAAACGGATCCTTACTGAGCGCTATCACCTGTAGTTCGAGTATCTTCATCTGCTCCTTCAGCGTCTCGATCTGCTTGTACAGCGTCGCGCCGTTAATATTCACCGCGTGCCAGAACAGCTTCCCGGCTTCATCAAAAGGTCCCCGCGTCACCCTAACCTGGCCGCCCTGCTCGATGACTATCAGCGGCCCGTCGGGGCGCTGCTCTATCTGCAGAGCAACGCCGCCGGGGGTGTTGACGTACTCGACCTCAGGTGCCGTCATCGTGGGTGTCGATGAACTGTTGCGACAAGCCAATCGCCCACTCCCTAGCTTCCCACGCCGACAGGTGCGCAGTGCCGTCCAAGCGCTCGATAGGATCCCCGTTTATCACGCCTTCCAGGGTACAAACCACGCAAACGGCGTCCTGCACCACCTTCTCCAGGCGGGCCCGGTCGCGGTACAGCTCATGCAGGAGCGCGTTCGTGCGGGTGCGCTCGGCCTTGACGGCTGCGCGCTCTTCCTCGAACTTCTGGGTCGCGTACGCCACGCCTTCGTTGCGGGCATTGGCTATGGCGTCGGACAGCACCGCGGACTTCTGCACAGCCTTTTTGACCTCGTCATTGACGCGGGTCTTCACCTCGTTAAATAGCACCCATCCGCCGTCAGGATCAGGCATCCAAGTACCATCGACCCATGCGAAGCGCTTGATCTTTTCGACCGCCGTATCTTGGTGTTCCTGCATGGCGCAAACAGCCTCGTACCTACTCATAACTCATCCTCCTCATGTTGTGCTCACCCATCGCTGGGACTGCACGGATTATAGCATCGAATTCACGCGCGTCAACACCTTCCGGCGGCGGTGGCGCCGCCAGCGGCTTGAACGCGTAAGATCCTGAGATGCGCGGCTTGCGCCACGGGTGACTACTTTGGTTTCTCAATGTCCTGCTCCTTTTTCACATGTCGAATCGGTTTAGCTTTGCCCCGCTTTCTTCTTCGGTGCGGCGACCAGTGCTTTAGCTGGTGTTGGCTTAATCTCCTTGCTTTTGCCGGTCATGCCCTTGGATGTCGCCAGCCCGCTCAGTAGCTTGTTCAGCACCTCCCGCGCGCTCCCGACTTCCTCGGTCTTGATCGGGGCGCCGTCTGGATCCCCGGAGAGCTGCTGCTTCTTCGCCCACTTCGAGCGGTTATGCAACGCGAGCCAGTTCGTGGAGGCTTTCTCGTTCCCCGCGATACCCTGATAGTACAGGCTCCGGGACAGGCTCGCCTGGCACAACTGGAACGCGGTCGCTATCTCGCGCTCGAACAGCACCTGTAGCCGCTCCTTCGAGATGCCCATGACAATAGCCACGTCCTCGTTGCTGAGGCCTGAGGCTGCCAGGTCGAACACGATCTTGCGGTGCTGGTCCGTGACCAGATCCTTGAGTGGGGTCCAACCTTTCATCTCCATCTGCAGATCTTTGCCGCCACCCAAGGCGAGGAAGCGCTCGTGCTGAATATTCAGCTCGCGTACGTAATCTGATTCCTTGTCGTCGTCTGCCATGTTGGCTGCCGTGTTGCTGGGAAGTTCTCATTATACCATGCTTTCCAGCGCAGTGCGGGCCTTGAAAATGTAGTCGCTGACCCGGCGGGTGGCGTCGCCGTCGTATTTTAAAAGGTTGCCATTGGGGGCCACGGTCCAGACTTGCACCAGGCTACCGGACTGCCATAATCGCCAGGCGGCGACCTTCATCTGCTTGTGCTGTGACGCCAGATACCTGCCGCCGTCGTCGCCGTGGCGACCCACGAGGGCGTATCTTTTCTCTGTCATGCTCATGAGTTTAACTCCGCAGCGATACCGTCGCGGGTTTCAAGCGCTGCATTGATAATTGCCGCCAATTCCAGCTCTGATATGTGTGCTTCGGAGTGGTTGCCGCGCTTGTTAAATACCTTGCGCGCCACCGCGTCGGCTATCATTTCGTTGGTTGGCATTCCGCTGGGGCTCTTAATTATTTCATTCTCCTGTTGACCTGGGGGCACTGTATAGCACCCCCAGGATGGCGTCAACTACTTTTATTATCTCAATTTCTTTACCCATCTTTGTTTTGGCTGCTGCGGCTGATCTTGTCGCCTGTTTGGCTTTGACTTACTTGTCCAGCTACCACCGCCAGACACTCCATCCATAATCCATCCTGATGCTTTCAGAGATACCCCAGGCTCAGTGTCGAGAATAAAAGTCTGTATTTTCTCGTACCCAAGTTCTTTACCGACGCGAGCAGCTGCGGCATATAATATGGAGCATGCATTCTGGGTGCCGTCAGTTACAAGTCTGGTTACCTCTAGCACCTTGCTAGCGTCTGTCAGACGCGCCACTGGGCGACCTATCGAGGCGCCTCCCACCAGTTTTCCTTCGTGCTCTGCGCCAATAGAGAAACGGTGGCCTTGCACCGGTTTGTGGTGTCGGTGTAAAGCAGCGACCAGTTCATTCAACGCCTTTAGTTCGAGCGGAACGATTCTCATAGCGTGAGTTCTATTAAGATAGGCCACGCCAAAAAATCAATGCTCTCTCGACTCATACGTAACGCTCCTGAAACGCTGCTAGCGCTTTCTTATACTGGTCGTCCGCCAATTGCTTGGCGACGGTCGCGCGTTCCAGTTCATGAGCCGCACTCAACAGACCAGCATTTACCGGGTTTCGGTGCTTCACATCGTTTATTCTAATTTTCTAATCTTGTAATTTGGTCGATCTTAGATCCGCTGGCGGTGTCACTCCTCGACAGCCGGCAACTCGACCTCTATTTGCGCGCTCCTGGCGCGGGCCGCAGCCTCGTGACGCACCTGGCGCCGGACGGCTGTTTCCATGGCCTGACGAAACTTCACCGGCTCCTTGGCGGCGATGGCGCTGTGCGGGACGCAGTAGGACTTCCCACGGACCTCGTAGACAGGTCTTGCCTGGCAGGGCGCACCACGGCGCCCTCCAGACAGCTGCACCCCGTGGCAGAACTTCTCGGTCATACGGTGATCTCCTCGATAAGCTCTGAGGTTGGCGGGGTAGCCTGAGCGGCGATGTACTCGCGGGCGTCCTCCAGGGTAAGAGACCCGTACCGGTACCCGCTGGCCTGACCCGCGATATACTTGTCCGCGTCGTAGACGTTGTACATGGTCATCCTTATGTCAAACTGGTTGCTCTCGCGGCGAATCATGAATTTCATTTCTGTCTCCTGTGTTTGTTGAGCTACGATGGTAGCAGGTTGAGGTGCTGGAGTAAAGCGATACGATCCCGGCTTAGGCCGCGCATCTGCGCCACCACACCGGCTTCGTTCAGCGGCGCCAGACCGTGATCCTCGGCGGCGCGGGCCTGCTTCAGCGCGGTCTTGCCTCGGAACACAACGCCCATATAAAGCGGGTCGTTGCTAAGGGGTCGAATGTCACCGTGGAACTTCATTTTCATCTCCGCTCAGTTGTCGATGTGCGTACTCTACCGACCGCCAGAGCAGTTGTCAACACTTTTTCGCAACGACATTATCAGCGCAACCGCGTTACCGGCTTCTGCCCGTACCTGCGGTGCAACATGGTACTGCTCCCAGCTCTTGACAACGGCATCCGTGAGCGCTGCGAGCTGGTTCAGGACGCGGTCGGCCTTGGCGTACAGCTTCGCGGGGTCAATATCTGGGGCGTCTTGTGACACGAACGAACCACTCCTGAATTTTGGTACACCACGGGCGGATGTTCTGTAAATATTCGTTTGATTCTTGGAGTGCGTACACCTCATTTTGCAGAGCTATCGCGCGGTCGTACGCCTTCTGGTACTCGACCTTCATCGCCGCAAACCCCTTGTGACTCTCCTGAGAGGCTACGCGGGCCGTAGTCACGAGCGTTGACTGAACCTGAACCTGGCCCTCCAGCTCCGTCACCAGGGTCTTGAGCTTCACGTTCTCTTTGTTCGCCACAGAGATCGTCGCCGACTGCCTGTTCACTTCCGTCAAAAGTGATTGACGCTCGGCGCGCAAGTTTGTTAGCCGCTCGTGCTGCGCGCGCATAGTATCCCGCAAGTCCTTCTTGGATACGAACGAATCTCTGTGTGATGCCATTGACAATCTCCTGCCTCAGACTTTGTTTGTAAACCACGACCGTCTTCCAGTCATGCCGCGGGTTCGGCGCGCTTCCTTGTCGTGTTCCCAGTACCGGCGGGCGACCTTGGCGCGCTTCACCGGGTCGGCATTGTAACCGGCCTCGGTCATTGCCTGGATCCGGTCGTCGCTAAGACGCTTGACCGCGTACCAATTCAGCACCGGCTGCTTGAGATTGTACCACCGCTGGGAGAGCGGCGTCCGTAGAATCTGCAGCAGCGTGTACCCTACTTGCTGCCACGAGGTGACGTATTCATAGTGCTGCAGCCTGGCGATAGTCACCTCGTCGTACTGCTCCTCCAGCCGCTGCGCATAGTCACTGGTCTGCGCCTGCGCAAGTTCGGCCCTGCCCTTGTACTGCTGTACGGCGAACTCTGACACTCGCTGAGCGCGTTTCGCCGCCGCCAGCTCCCGCTTCAGCTTCGTGACCTGGCGCTCCAGGTAAAGCATCTGCTTGCTTTTAGCCATGGGTCACCCGTAGATCAGACCAGCCAGCGCCATGAATCCGACGATCAATATTGCAATAATCATATCATTTTCCTCTGTAGCTTTTCAGTGTTCCGCCGTTCTTCAGGATATAGTACAACACCCCAGTGCTGATGCCAAGCTGTTTCGCTATATCCTTGGCGCGACCCAGCTTCTTGACATCCCGGCGCCAACGCGCTACAGCCTGATCCATGGTGCCGAGTTTACTGCGCGCGTCGTCCCAGGCACGGACTGCGGCACAAACCTCCTGGGTGGATACGGTTATTTTTCTCGTCATAGCTTTCCCTCTCCATCGCGTGGTGAGTCTTCCGGGATATCTTTGGGACAGTCGAACCAGTTGATGCGCTCGTTCGTATCCACCTTGTATCCATAGTTCCAGCATTCCTCGGATGCGGGACATTCTGAGCATGGCTCCCCAAAGCGCCTCACGGTCATTTGCCGTTTGCATCTGTATTACCAGTGAAGGCTTTAAGCGTCGCGAAGTTATCGCCGTCCTCGACGCACACCACGGTACGCAACTCCAACACGTCGCCGACGGCATCTTCCGGCACGGGGTAATCCTCACCGCGAATGTCTGCGATAGAATCGGCTTCCTCTTTGGAGTAGCGGCCAGCCTGGTACACGTCAACGGTGTATCCGCTGCGATTCGGACGAGTGTCCCGGCAAGTAGTGCAGAGATAGGGCGGGTTCGGTAACGGCATCCAATGAGTTGGTTCACAAGATATCGGACCGACGTTGGGCGCCCGTGCATATACCCAGGAATCGTCGTCGGCAGCCCAGTAGACGACAAAGCACTCGTTGCTGTTTTCCACATAAACCAGTACGTCGCTGCCGTCGTCAGGTGCCGTTTTTATCGGTTGCCATTCATTCATCACATGCCTCACTCGAAGGTTAGCTTACGAGCCAGCCGCCACGCTCAAGCGTCACGCACTGCCATACACGTTTGAACCCGCTATCGCGCTTCGCCTGGCGTATGGCCTTGGCGATGGCGTTCGGCGCGCTATCGGCGGCCACCGTGAAAATGTAGTGGTCCAAGTTATCGAAATGCGGCGGCGAACTGCGCTGCACCTTGACCGTCCATGCGTAAATCATGTTTGCTCCGTTTTGGTTTTCGATTGATGGCCGAATGCCTCATTCACACAATCCATGCACACCGGCCCGCGCCACAGAATCCCGTGCGGGCACTTCTCTGGCTCCGCTGGCGTTTCCGAGGTATCGCGTAAGACCGATTTCGCGCACAGCCAAAGTCTATAGTCGCTGCCGCCTTCGTCGGGCTCCCAAGCGTTGACCATGGATCGCAGCGTCGACCTCAGCGTGTCGATGCTGGTCGTTAGCCCGGTGATCTCCGCGCATAGCTCATTTCGCACTTCTCGAACTTCGGCAAGGTCAGCCTCAAGGCTGGTGATATGGTCTCGCGCAAAGTCATATTCTGCGCGCCGCACCCATCTGCCGCCGCGGCCGTTTAACTCACCGTCCGTGTAAAGCCGGCCCTCAAATGTCGGTGCATCTTTCATGACTCATTTCCTCTGTTTTCCAAAGAAGCGCCCAAGCTATTCGGCAAACTCCCCCTGGGCGTAGGAGCTAGCACTCCAGCGTCCGAAGGCGCTGTACCTGCCTGATTTCTGTTCGTTTCCGCCTGTGATGCGCGCAGTTTTTGCAGAACTTCCTGCGCTGCTAATCGCCAGCCTTGATCCTGCGGGGATTCGCCTGGCACCTTGTATTTTGCCCAGTGCTGAGCCCAGTCAAGAAGCTCGGCGCGTGAAACCTCCAGCGCTGCAATGCGAGTTTTGAGTGTATGGATCTCAATGATGTCGATTGCCGTTGCAAAGCCGTTCTTGAGCATTTCGGCGTTCTCGGCGGCGAGGGCGGCGATGCGCTTATCAGCCGCCTCAAGCATTTCGTTGGCATCCTCTTGACTGTAGTCGTATCCGCTCATGACTTCGGCTCCTTTACAGCAGGGAAGCTCACCGCCATCCACCCGGTGTTTCACCAAACAACGCCAGAAGGCTTACGCCGACAGCGGCCACGAATGCAATGATTATCGGGAACATATCAAGTCTCCTCGTTCAGGTTGCGGTCGTTTCGCTCAGTCCAGTGCTGCTTAGACTGCGCCTCGTAGTGCCGGACGTAAGCGTTCTCGCGTTCCTCAGATCCGATCTCAGCATAATACGGATCCTCGTAGATAATCGCCTCCGCCACACCCATGATACGTTGGCCGCTCACAGAAGCACGCTAGAGGAAGTCAGCGCCAAGAAGTAGCCAAGCCCCTTGATCTGGTCAATCTGCGCGCGGTTGAAGGTCTTCACGCCAATCAGGTCGGCGAGCTTTTGCGCGGTTTCGTTCGCCGGGTAAACCAGATTCTTGCCGTACACGCTGCGGACCTCGACCTCCACTATCAACCGCGCGGCTTCGCTGCCAAGCGCCTTCTGCAGGGACTCGCGGGCGGCGACGGACTGCTGCAGCCGCTTGATCTCGTCAATGGCCGACTCCATGCCGTTCTTGCCATTCTCGGTGAAGTCGGGGTTGAATGCCAGCAACTGCAAGAACACCGCGCTCCAGGCGTCGGCTTGGCTCTTGATCGAATCATTCATCATTTCTGCGTTCATCTCAGTCTCCAGTTGTTCGATGGGTGAACTATGCCATGGTCGGATCAGTCAGTCAACAACTATTTCGTGTGTTACAATAACCGGGTAGGTTGACCACATCCCCGCCAAGGACGACGCCAGTCGAGCGTCATACAACCCCGCGCCGTTCCCCACGGTAAGCGGGGTTTTCTTTTACCGGCGCCGGGGAATCCTCTCGGGCTGCTCCAGCTCCAGCTTCGTCTCCAGCACGATGTCCTCAACCAGTAGGTCGATATCCGGGTAGAACCGCTGCCGTACTGATATGTACGATCCGTACGGCAATCTGCTTACTTTCCAATTACTTACGATCATCTCACTTCTCCGTCAAAGGCAACCACTGGACGCCAGGTGCTTTCATTTCTATGAGAATCTGAACGACCCCTTCCGCGAATTTAATTAGTACGGCGTCGCTGGCGGCGCTGGCGGCGTAGCTGGCGTAGCTGGCGTCGCTGGCGGCGCTGGCGGCGTAGCTGGCGTAGCTGGCGTCGCTGGCGGCGCTGGCGGCGTAGCTGGCGTAGCTGGCGTAGCTGGCGGCGCTGGCGGCGCGGGCGGCGTAGCTGGCGGCGCTGGCGGCGCGGGCGGCGTAGCTGGCGGCGTAGCTGGCGGCGCGGGCGGCGCGGGCGG